TTGGTGGGGACGTCGGCGTGGGAGGTTCAGGCGAATCGCCTGCCTTGGCGATTTTATCGACCCACAATGCGAGGCCTTCGGCGGCCAGGATACGGACGTCCTCGTCCTTCAGTTTGTCGATTTCTTCGCCGGCATTGAATACTTCGCCGTTCAAAATGGTTGCCACAGCTTCGTCGATGACGAAGCGGATGTTTTCGTTGAGAATGGACATGGTTTCTCCTCTTCTATGGTTCAGGCGTCGTCTGTGCTGTCGGAAACGGGCACGAGAAACGCGATATACTCGTCGTCGCTGCCTTTCAGATGGTCATCATCGGCGAGCCATATGCGCTCCAATTCGCTGGACTCTTTCTTGGTTGACCTCCGAAGCATCAGCGGCGAAACGCCGTCCCAAAGAGGTTTGCCATCAGGGCCGTCGAGTGTGGTCAGGTCTGCGCGGAAGTAGGCAGCATCGAGAATGCCCTCCGCATCTTCGCGGTCTTCGCACCGAAAGCAGGCGATCGGCTTCTCTTCGATTTCAACGGTAAAGTACTTCATCTCGGTCTCCTCTTATCATTCGCCTTGCCCTTCGCGTGGCGCTAAAGTGTATTATGCGCGAAATAAAAAAATGTCAATCAATAAATGTGTAGCGCGCAAAATAAGATTTTGGTATGGAGCATCAAACACCGCGTAGGTAGGTAGATGGCGTCACCAAAAGAGCTTGTTGCAACGGTAGCGAAATTGACTGGTGTCCCTGAGGGGACCGTGATCCTGCATGATCGGAACCTGTTGGTGGCCGGCCTGCGAAGCGAGGGTATGCGGGGCAGGGGGAAGTCTTCGGTGACATTCGAGGATGCGGCCAATCTGCTGATCGCGGTCGCCGGCAGCCGAAACGTGAAAGACAGCGCCAGGACGGTGCTCGCATATCGAGATCTTGTCGCTTCGCAGCCGCTTGAGTTCGGTGATGTTGAGCGAGGGCATACTTTTGGGGATGCGATAGCCGCTCTACTTGAAGCAGCACCGAAAGATCGTGACGCGTTCGCCGGCCCCGATGGGGGCACGATCAATGTATCCATGTTCGGTCCGTCGCCGGCCGCCAGGATAGAATGGAACCTGCCAACTGGTCACGGGACGGTCGAGTACAGTGGAGAGCACAGCCGCGCCTTCGCCGATCTACAGTTCGTGTCCAGGTTCACTCAGGTCACAATCGGTCATATCGGAGACCTTGTTTCCGATTGAATAAAAGGCGCCGTGGTGGTGACACGGCGCCCGCGCTACAGGCCGGATTGCCTGATAGTGCCTAGCGCATTGGTGGAGCCCCTGGCTGGAATCGAACCAGCGTAATCCGCTACCGTTGTCGGGATAGAAGGCCCGCACGGGTACAGAGGCAAGCTCTTTAAGCCGTCGCGGGCTCAATCACCGCAAGGACATGGACGCGGCCAGTATCGTCTGTGCACTGAACGTCTACGGCGCCTGTAATGAAGTTCTCGAGGACCGCGATGCCGCGCATGGAGTTGGAAGCCGCGACTTCCTTGCAGCGCTGGTCGACTTCGTCGCGATCGTGCCGCTTTGGGAATGGAGCGGTGCTCATTGCACTGCCTCCGTCATGGTCAGCCGTTCAGCAGCGCCTACCGCCTCAAGGGCCTGGTGCCCCATGAAATGCGCCGTGTCGAAGCAGGCCTCAATGGCTGGGTGATAGCTGCGGCTGGCGACAAGCGCGTCGTCAAACAGATCCAGGCAGATCTCCAGGCGCTTGCGGGCCGTAATCAGTGCGTCCTGAATGTCATTGCTCATTTGCGTGTCCCCTCTCGTTTCGATGCCAACAGGATGGCGCCGAATCGAAGTGGAGTCAACAATAAAGCTAAATATAATATTTCAACTATTTCAACAAATTTGTAAAACTACTTGCCATAACCAAGTCTACAAATTTGTTAAGATTGTAGTGTAAAGAGTAGGCGCTGAAAACGGCTAGTCTTTGCTATCGCCAGGATAGCTGGAACCCACGGTCGGCACGATCCAAGGCGCCGGCTGGCCCGTCAGCTTTTCCACTGTCGCCAGCACACTCGCGTTGAGATGATGCAGCGTCCAATAGTCATCCGCTGACGGCGCCACCTTGGCTGAAAGGTCGTTCAATTCACGGCAGAAAACGCGCGCCGCCGCGATCAGTTGCGTTCGTTGGGATTCTGATATTGATTTAGGGCGTCTGCTTCTCATGGAGAGAACATATAGAGAACGTGCGCGACTGTCGAGGAGGCGCGATGTGGTTAGCCAGAATAGTTGTTCTCGTCGTATTCCTGGCCGCGTTCCTTGGCGTCTTGGCTAACGTCGCCAGGCTGTTCGGATGGGCGTGAAGCGACTAGCCGCGATAGTCGCTCCCCGCCTTTGCTTGCTGATAGTTGGCGATCGTCGGCATGACTCGCTGCTGCGAGGCCGACACGATCTTTGGCGCTGCCGCCGTGATCTTACTATCGGCAACGCCTGAGACATACGCGGTGAGGCTTCCGCTCTTGTCGACTTCGGGAACAAACCGGACCACCATTTCGCGCGTTTCACGATGGCTAGATCGTTGCATCGCCGGCATCCGCGGCGCGCTACCAACCATGCCACCGTTGGCGTAGCCAGCTAGCTTCGCAAGGTTGCCAGCGCCAAGCCGTTTTGTTGACTGCGCATCGAAGACATACTCGCCCTTGTGGACGATGCCAGCGGGCTCGTATTTGCCGCCGCTACCCGTATAGCCGCCATTGGCGAACCCGAACAGCGAAGCGATACCGCCGAGCAAGCCGCCACCCATGCCTCCGCCTAGACCGGCCAGCGGGCCGGAACCAAGTAGAGCCGCCTGCGCAACGGCTTGGATCAGCGAATTGACAAACTTGTCGAGGGCCGCGTTGCCTGTCTGAATCTGCGGAATGAGCGAGGAAAAGGCGTCATACGCCGAGTCCTGAAAGAACCTGGCCGCATCTGCCGCGCCTTGTGCGGCAGCCTCCTGCTGATGGATTGCCTCATTCAAGGCAAGTATCCGTTGCCGTTCTTCCTCGGTCGCCGCTGCACCGGCTTGTCTGAGAACGGTCGATGCGCGGCGCTCCTCGTCGGTAGCGCCGACCAAACGCAACTCTTCCTCGAGCGCAGCGATCAGATCCGAGACCGCTTGCCGTTCGCGCTCTGCCGATGCTGCAGAACTTGCGCGCCCACCCTTGTTCCCACTGGCCGGTGGCGGCATCGTCGGCGGCGTCCAGGTGTCATTCCCGCTGCGGACCATAGGCTTGGTGCGGGTTTCCAGGATGCCAAGAATGTTGGCTTCCTGTTTGTTCAGTGCGTCGGATTGTTCCTTGAGTGCGGAAATCGTCGCGTCGATTTGCCGGTTCTCGGCTTGTGCCAGAAACGAATTATTCTGGCGCTGCTCATCCTGCAGCTGGAGGATTTTTGTTTCGATGTCGAGGCGCTTCTGGCCGATGTCGGCTAGGCCACCTTGCAACGTGCGCGACTGCTGGTTCTCGAACTCGCGAAAGCCGTCGATGAATTCCGCAAGGCTGCTTGCCGCGCTCACGATGGCCGATTTGAGAGCGGTCCCGACCGTGTTCGCAACGACGTTGAACTGGCGGTCGATTTCGGCGGCGCGCGCAATAAGCTCTTCGTCCATGACGATGCCGAGCTGGTTTGCCGTCTGGATGGTCTGGCGGATACCGTTCTCGCCCTGTTCGATAAGCTGCACGAACTTCTCGCCGCCGGTCCCGCCGAAGATCTCGTCGGCAATGCGGATCTGTGCCGCCTCTTCGAACTTGCCTAGCTTGCCGATGATCTCGGTGAACAGTTCGGACGGGCTTTTCAGCTTTTCCTTTAGCGTCTCGGCATCAAGGCCCAATCGTTGAAAAGCCTCAGAGGCGCTTCCCTTGCCGGTCGAGATGAATTCGTCGGCTCGCAGGTTCAGTTCCTTCAGGCCGTCTGTGAGCGAATCGACGCCGATGCGGTTCTGCTCGGCAACGAATTTCAGTTCCTGAAAACTCTGGACGTCGACGCCGGCCCGTTTGGCTTCGTCGCCGACGGACGCCACGCCGGCCGCAACGTCGCGCATCTGCATCACGATGCCGGCAATACCACCGGCAGCCAGGCCGCCAAGGCCGAGTTTGCCGAGTACGCCGTTTACTTTCGTGACGGCGCCGACCATGTTCGTTTCAAACGTGCCGGCGAACTTCTTTGTTCGGCGCTCCATGTCTCCGGTGCGCTTGTCGACCGTCTGGGCTGCCTTGGCCATTCCCTTCTCGAGCTTGTCGATGCGCGCGATCACGTCAACGGCAAGCCGCTTATTCTCTGAATTGGCCATGCTGGCCTCCCTAAACTGCGAATTGATCGAGGTCGGTTAAGTCCGCGTCCTCGTAGCTGGATCGGCCAGAGGCCCCCTGTGCGGCGCGCGAGATGCTCATGATGGCAGCGACGGCCGGGTCAATACGATCGGCGGCACGGGCCTTGTTCGGGCGCCTGTTGTCATTCTGGTCGCGCATCATCACCGTGTTACCAACGGCCCACCGCAACAGCGGGCTGTCATGAACAAGACGACGGTTCAGAAACATGTCTTCGAACGTGTCGACGGGCTTTGCGAAGTTCATGAGCGTCTGCGGGAATGCCGCGCACGGGATGCCATCAGCCTCGAGGTTTTCCATCATCTCTCGCGCCAGGGCGACGTCGAAAACGACCTCCTGAACGTCGAACCGATCGCACAACATGCGGATATGATCCTCGACAATGCCGCGGTCTACGATGTCGCCAGGGCAAGCTGTGAGCCACCCTTGTTCGGCCCACAACGGATATGGAGCGCTGTCATTGTCGGCCCGCTTGCGCAACTGCGCGTCGGGCGAAAAGCCCATGCAGTGAACCGCGAACCGCTCGTCGTCGAGCTCGATGGTTGCCACCACGGCCGAAAGGTCGATGCGCTTGCTAAGGTCAACGCCGATCCACATGCGACGGCCGGCCAATGCGTCGAGGTCAATGTCGCCGTGGCCTTCGTCCCATATCGCCAGGTCCCATTCGGGGTTAGCGGCGCCGTCCAACCAGACATTCAAATGAAGTTGGCGGAACATCTCTCTATCGGCGGGCCGGTGCTCCGCTTCGCGCACCATTTGCCGCATGCCATCAAGATCCGGGTATGGTGGATCGCATGACAGGCCGGGATTGACGCGAAGCCAAACTGACTCGTCGCGCCAGTCCTCTTCGGAGTCGGCCTCGAGAAGGATCGGTAGGAAAGCTTCATCATCGATAACGCCGGTCGCCACCTGCCGCGCGTAGGAATACATGTCGTAGGCGACATTTTCTCTGCCGATGCCTGCCGTGGTCGTCACCACCAAGAGCGAGCCGGGGGTTTTCACAAGGCCGGTTTTGATGGCGTCCCACAGGTCGCGCCTTTTCCACGCATGAAGCTCGTCAACTAGGGCAAAGACAGGCGTGCGGCCGTGAGCCGTAGCCGCGTCGGCGGACATGGCCCGATAGAATGCCGAAGTCTTCCGATGCGTGATCCGGTTCTTTGTGTCCTGCACTTGGAACGCGGCTTCAAACTTTGGATGCGCCCCGATGATGCCTTTCATCTCTTCAAGCGCAATGCGCGCCTGGTCGCGGTCAACCGCCGCACTGACGACCTGACTGCCGGGAACGCGTTCTGGACCGAGCGCCAGAAGACACATTGCTGCGCCTAGCGTCGTCTTCCTTGCGCCTCTCGGCAAAAGCATCATGGCAGTTTTAATCCGGCGCGTGCCGTCGGGCTTCGTGTCGCCGTAGATCTTGCGAATGATCCGCTCCTGCCAGCGGTCCAATTGAAAAGAGCGCCCCGGTAGGACGCTCTTTGGATGCCGCAGTGCTTTGAGGAATTGCACGGCGCGCTCGCCCTTGCCGTGGGGGTCAGGAAGCGGTGAATCGTCAAACACCCACGCTGGATAGCTAGATGCTGCTAAGGGCGTCGTCGTCATCGTCAATTGCGGCGCCTCCCTTGTTCTTATCTCTAGACGCTGGCGAAAGTCCTAGCTCCGCTGCAAGCCTGCGGCTGGCCTCGATCGCCTCTTTGAGAATGGTGGTTTCAGGTCGCCGCTTTAGCTCGCCCGTTGGCGAAAGCATCGTCAGCCCTTCACGCTGCAGGACTTCTTCGGCTTCCCGCTTGCGGGCGACACAAAGGCAGTAGTCCTCGACGGTTGAAAGCTCGTGGTGTGCGATGCGACCACCTTGGGCGAGCCCAGGCATTACACGCCGCCATTCCGCCTTGGCATGTGGCGGCAACCATGAAGGCGCTGCCGGCGCCTTGGTCAGCGCACCGTCAACCGCGCGGATTTCAGCTTTGCGCCCCCTAGCCATTCGCAACACACCGCAGTTCTAGGCCGCGGCGCCTCCCAATTTCCTTGATCTGCTTGATGTTGAAATCGATTCCGTCGTGCCGGATTTGATCCGCCAGCGTCACGCCATCAAGCCAGCGCGTTCGGAAGATGCGCAGCCGTTCGGTCGAGGCGCCGTAGTTCCGGATGAACTCGTCGGTGCTTTCCTCGATGATCTGCGCGCGCATCGTGGCGACCGTGACGTCCGGCCCTGGAACCTCCGAACCATAACCATCATCTACCCACGATGCGCGGCGAAGTTCGATTGTCTCGTCTAGTTTGCCGCTTCTCATATCGCCACCATGTCTTCGCACGTCACTTGGAACTGGACGACGCCATGCGATAGCTCGCCGCCCGGATCGCGCATGAAGTTGCTGTCTTCGAAATAGAAGTCGCAGGCGATGCCGTCCTGAATTTCGCTAACATCCTTGAGTGCGCGGCGAATCTCGCCGGCAATCGACTTGCAATCGACGAAGGAATTTTCCCGCGTCCATACGTGCATGGTCAGGTAGACTTCGGAACCGTCCACACATTCGGCCTCGTCGGCCACGGTCTGAGCCTCGCCGACAATGACGCAGGGAAAGATTTCGGGCCGCGTGTGGCGGTCGAAAATATTGGCGGACGGCACAAGGTCCAGCAGCGCAGGCCGCGAACGCATGGCCATCACCGCAACGCGCTGCGCTGCCAGGCTGGCTTCAGACATTTAGTTGTTTCCCTAATTAGCTTTTGCCGTACTCGTCTTTGATCGCCTTGCCGATGGCGCGATCAATGCGGCGGCGCACGCGCTTTTTCGTGGTATTGACCGAAGGCCAAAAGAACGGCTGGGCTGGCATTTCTGCCGTGCCGTATTCTTGGCCGAGCGCATAGTCGTACTGAGGCGCGTTACCCTTTTCAGACTTGCGAACTGGCCTTGTCGTCAGCGGGCCTCCGGCCGTAACCGTCGCCGATAGCTCGCGTGGGCCATCCTCGACGCGGATGGAACGCTGCAAGTCGCCGTCGTCAGTCGGCGCCAGGTAGCGCATGCGCATCATCATTTCCGTTGCGCCTTGCTCGACCGCGGCTTGGATCCTCGGCTTGACCGCCTTCGGGATGCTGCGGAGGACGCGCGCAATACGTGCCGCGTCTTTATTCAAAGGCGTAGCTCCGGCGCTCTCTAAGTATGTCGTCAAGCCCGCTGGGCACGATCTGGAGCGACACCCCGGCAATGGTGGCCTCGCGGTTCTCGTAAAGGTGCGCGGCCTGCATCTTCACTGCCGCCTTCAGGTCGGCCGGAACCGTGGGGAATTGCGCCTCGATCCCGTAGCCGAGCACTTGCTCGATATATGCCTGCGCCTCGCCGATCTTGGCTGTGATCATGGCGTCGTCAGCGTCATCCGTGATGCCGAGCTCTGCCTTCATTTCGGACAATGTGACGATTGCCATAGTTGCTCCTTCGCGCAAGATTATTGCGCGCTGTTGAAATTTCCATTTAAGGGGAATAGCGAATTGTGGGCGGCGGGTGGTACAGGGCAAAGTTGCGTAAATTGCCAACCGACCCCCTTTGTGGGAGCATCACCGCTGGAGGACAGCCAAATGCGGAGATTGCTGCTTGCGATCGGGGTTTCGTTGGTCGCTACGTCGGCGGCGGCGGAAACATATCGGCTCGTGCATGCGCTTGGGAACAGCGAGCGAGCCGTCGAAAAGAACTTATCAAAGCGCGACTGCGAAGCGCGCAAGACGGAATACAAGAAGGTCGCTGAGGCGCTAGGGACGTATAACGAAAGGCTTGGCCACGGTTCAATCACCTGTTTGCCTGAAAGCTTCTTTACCGACTAGGATCTCCCCCACGCCTGGCTTTGGTCCCTTGCCGTGCGCCGGCTATGACACGGGCCACACATGCTGCGCGTGTTGCGAGGATCAAGCCGCAAGTGCGGCGCTTCCTTCACGCTCTTGATGTGGTCGACGTGTGTGGCCTTGGCGCCGCATGACGGCACGCAACAGATCGGGTTCGCCTGCAGGACTGCATGGCGTAACCGCCACCAATCCTTGTCATAGCCGCGTGCCGCAGGCGTGCCACGTGCCTCGTCGTTGGTGCGCTGTCGGCTGGCTTGCCGCTGCTGTTCATGCTGGCATTTGGTGCCCCTAGGCACGCTGCAGCCACATGCTGTTATGCGGTTCGCCATGTTCGCTCCTTCGGGGAAAGGCCGCCGGGATCACCCCGACGGCCAGTTCGCGGGGCACCACCCCCACTTGCCGATGCACACACGCCCACATGCCCCGAAGGGTGGCGGCGGCGTGTGCGCCAAGATGTCGGCCGCATCCGTTTGGAGTCGCCGCCCGGATTAGGTTCAGGCCACGGGCTTAACGGCCGCGTTGCCCTTGATGACGCTGGCCGCAATGGGCGTGCCGGTACCATGGGTGCCGCTGAAGTCCGCCAGGAGCTTCAAGTAACGACGGTTGCCGACATAGCCGACCTTGGTCACGCTAGCCGCTGCATGGGCTGCTGCAAGCGACTTGATGATGCCGCCCGTTCCGACGCTTTCGACACCCTGAACATCTGCCAGGGTAACAGCATCATACGAGCTGTTGTCGTCGCTATGGGTCAGCTTGAATTCGACCTTGTTGGTGCCGGAGAAAGTGATTCCGCCGGCGCCGATGGATAGCTCGACGAGCGCACTGTCGAAGCCGAGAAGGTCGACCGCTGCCGGGGTATTGTCTGCATCATAAGTGGCTGCCGGAATGGCAATGGCAATGCCGAGATTGCTGTACAGATCGCGCATGTTTGGTCCTTTGAAGAAAGAGGAAGGGCGGCGCTATGGCCGCCCAGAACAACTAGATAGTTGTGGAGTTGATTACGACGCTGCGGTCTTCAGCTTGCGGAAGCGCGCGGCCTGCATCACGCGACCACCGACGCGGCGCGTGCCGTGAATGCGGACAACGCCGCTGGTCTTTTGCGTGTACGGGTCGACCAGAACCTGCAGCTGGACGCGGTCAAGAATTCGATACGCGGACCAATCGCCGAAGATGATCGGGAACTCGCCGTCGCCGATGTCGGGCATGTCGACCATCTCAATCACGGGCTTGCCCAATACCGTTTCGGGCTGACCGGCCTGGAAGCTAGGCTGCCAGAGGTATGAACCCGTGCCCGGATCCTTGAGCTTGCGAACGGCGGCAAGCGTGGTGCCGTTCATGGCCCATGCCGCGCCGGGTGCATTGCGATAGGCGGACGGCATCGCATACTGCAGATCGATAAGCTTGTCGGCCGAAAGGTTGGTCGCATGGCCGTTTACGGTCGCCTCAATTTCGGCATTGGTCATAACGCCTTCCGGCTGATTCACGCCATTACCGTTGACGAAGCCGACCGCTTCCTTCGAGCCGAAATCTTCCGCAAGCGCCAGGCGTACTTCCGCTTCCGCAGCGCCGGCCGAGTCGGCAAGCAGCTCTTCGGAAATATCGACATACGTCATCAGCTTGCGGACGGGGATCTCAAGCTGGCCGAAGCTGGGCTCGGATGCGCTTGCCGTTCCGAGCTCGCCCTCCCATGTCGCGTTGGTGATGGAATTCCGCTTGGGGTATTTGACGGACGGCGAGCCGGTCGTGCGCACCGATGCGAACTGACGAATGGGCGAAAACTCGACAAGGTTCCTGATGAACTCGGTCGACATTTCTTCCGGCGCCAAGTAGCCGCCGCCCGGATCGCTGGCGATGGTCAGGGTCTTCAGTTCCTCGGCGGGGATGTTGTCGCCGCGGCGCAGATAGGATGCAAACGCCTTGCGCTCCTCCGAAATTTCGTTGTCGTTAGCTGCCTTGCCGGTGATGGCTGGGCGAGCGAGCGCCGTCTCGGCCGTTTCGAGCCGCTTGGTAACGGCGGCGATATTGTCGTTTGCGGCCTTTAGATCGACGGCCAGTTCTTCGACGGTCTTGGTGTTTTCTGCGGTCATTTGTAGGTCCTTTACAGAGGAGATTTGCGCTCCGGGGTGCGCGGGGATGGCGACCAAACTGCATTCGAGCAAGTCGAGGTCGGTGATCGTTCGACCGCCACCTTTTCGGGGCGCGGACTTTTTCGTCATGAATCCGACGCTAAGGCCGGTGACTGACTTGGCCCGCACAAGCGCGCGGACTTCTTTGGCCCTGGCCACGTCGTCGACGAGCAAGCGGCCCTTAACCTTCAGGCCGTCTGCCTCGACGGTGACGCTTTCCCACGTTCCAACGACCTGGGCCTGATCGTGAGCGAAGAGCATCGGCAGCGACTTACCTACGGCGCCGGCAAAGCCGGATGGTTCGATGATGTCGCCGACGCGGTCAGCCGAGCCAAACGGCCATGCGATGCCCTCAATCGCGCCGGTATCGTCCGCGGTGAACGCCGCTTTGAATTCGAGGCGTTCAATCGTCATTCCGGCGCTCCCCGAAGATTGCGGTCGTCAGGATCTCCGCGGCCAACTCGGCGAAGTTGCCATGTCCCTCGGCTTGCAGGGTGGCGATGACTTCCGGGTGCGGCGAGTACCGCAACGGCGGGCCGGCAAGGCCATGCACGGCTGCCTGCGCGACGAGCGACCACAACTGCCGCATCTCTTTTGGAGGGCCGTGGAGAGCGAAGGAGATAACGGCGGCAACGTCGTCAAAGGTCCAGTTGCCCGCAGTGAAGGACTTCAAGACCGCATAGAGCGAGCGGCCCATTGCGGCCTCGAGCATCGGCACGCTTGCCGGCTTTATTTCGAAGACGCGCTCGGCGCCTCCGAACATTGATTTAATTGGCTGCACGTGCTGCATCCTCCGGTTTCGTGTTGTCGTTGGCGGGTGGTTCGGTGGTGCCGTTGGCCGGCTTGGCCGTGTCGATGGCGGGGTTTGCGAACTCGTCGCCACCTGGCCGTGCCAGCATGCCGAGCCAATCGCGCGCCTCGTTGGGATTGAGAACGCGAGCCGTGATGAGCGTGCTGATCGCCGTGGCGCGTGCCGTAAGATCCGCCTGGCTGGTGTCGTCCAGATCGAACGAGAACCGATATTCGGCCCGCTCGGCATCGGTCAGCAATGCACGGTTAAGAGCGCCTTCAAGCGTCCGCAGCCAGGGCGTCAGCGTGTAGGTCAGGAACTCTTTCGCTTGCTGCTCGCTGTTGCCCCACGTGTTGCGCGTTAGCTCGTACAACATGCCAGGAGGCACCCTAAATGCCCTGGCCACCTCGAGAATTTGGAATGTGCGGCTGGCCGTGAACTCGCCGTCTACTGACGACATGGCCATTTGCTTGTAAGTGGCGCCCGAGTAGAGCACCGCGGTTTTGCCGGCGTTGACCTTGCCGCTAAATGCGGCCTTCCAGCCTGCCAGCATCGCCTTAACGCCGGTGTCGCCAAGCCTCTCAGGCGTTTCAATTACGCCTCCAGGACGCGCGCCGTTGGTCCACAAGGAGTTCGCATATCCTTCCATGGCCGAGGCCGTGGCAATGGCGCTGCGGGCCATTGTGAGCGGGCACTTGGTGAATGGCCCGCGCACATGCAGCACATTGCCTGAAGGAACGGCCTTGCCGTCCAGGCGGTAATGGGGTTCGCCTGTCTTGTCGTCATAATCGACGGTGAAAATTCCGTCTCGGTACTGGACGACTTCGCGCGGCTCGCCCCGAACCTTCGTAACGTAGGCAATGCCGCCCTGGTCCTTGGTCAGCGCACTGGCGACGAGATCTCGGACTAGTTCGAAGCCGGAAGTCCAGCCGTTTGCCTGGCCGGTCAGCAGCCTTAGCGCCGGATGGTCTGTCACGTCCGTTTCGGTGGCGCCGGCTTTCCGCTTGAGGGTGATGTCGGGACTGGCCGCAGCTTCGGAGATGATGCGCACTGCGGCAGACACGGCGGGGACTGACAGCGCCTCTGCATTGCTGATCGCCGTGCCGGCCGGGATTGCGCCGAACAATTCGAGCAATTCGGCGGTCGGGTCGCCAATCGATTTTTCCTCGACGACGACAGGCGCGGGCGCTTGTTTGCGGCTAAACCACATTTTGATTTTCCAATGCTTTTTCTAGTGACTTTCGAATCCATCCGGGTGTGACGAGCGCGCAGCCTTCCGGCGGCCAGTCGTCGTCACGGTGTCCGATCCATGCACGGTCGGCGGTGACGAACAGGACCGAGTCATCATCCGGCGGCCCGGTTATGTTGGCGGCCGCAATGCGCAGCGCGTCAGCGGCGAGGATGCCTGGCGAAAGCAGGTGTCGCGCGGTCTGCAGGATGGTCAGATCCTGCAAGGAAAACACGCGGTTTCCCTTTCGCTTTCCAGACGGTGCCCGGTATCGGTGCAGCCACACGTCCAAGGTGGATACGGGGATTTTCAGCGCGGCCGCAGCCGCGTCACGCGAGATGTCGCGCAGCGTCCAGTTCGGCATGTGGCGCCTTTCAGTTGGAAGATTTTGATTTAGGCAAAACGAAATTCCCCTGTCGCCAAGCGTCCTGCATTGGAGCGACAGGGGAATTTCTACCAGTGCGCATATGCCGGGAAGCGGCGCACAGGCGATCGACCTTACGCGAGCCCAAAGGAGGTAAGGCTGCGCAGGGATGGGGATAAAACAGGCCGCGAGCGGCCAGGTGCCGGCGCTGGGTAGCCGGTAAAACCGATGAAGGCCGCATTGCTGCGACCTCCTACAGTGTTACGTTATGAACTGCATTTTAGGGACGCTATGCGGCCAGTTCTTTTTCGAGAACTTCGCAAGCAGTTATCAACGCCAACTTGCCGCGGCGCTCGGCAGTCTTTCCCTCGTAACCAAGGCGCTCTCCAATCTCCGAGAAGTTGGCCGCAACTAGAGCATGATCGAGGATTTTCGCGTTATGCCGTCCGACAGCTTTGCGAACTCGCTCCCGCTCTTGCGCGTCTGAAACTGGATCCGCGAAGTCGACCGCATGCTCGGTTGCGGTCAGGGACGCGCCGACAGTCAAGTGGTTATCGTTGGCAGCCACCGGGGCTCCCTTGGGATGCCGGAAGTAGTCGCGCAGGCGATGAGGGCCAATCTTAATGAGGGAGCCAAGCGGCAGGCGAACGTCACCGATCCGTGGCCTTCCGGTTGCATCAAGGACTGGCGCGCGCTCGGTGTTGCCGCCGTTCGAGAATTGCATCGCGCCAATGCGGACGATGCAATCAGGCTTCCCCTTGCCCTGGCGATGCACCTTGCCGCGCTGGAGATCGGCGCCGGAGACAACGCGGACCATCTCGCCGCCGCCGCCGAGCTTGGCTTGACGACGGTCTATGATCTCAACGTCTGCCCTCTTGATTGCGGCCATGATTTCGGATGGAAGCGGCCGGATTTGGATGATGCAATCAGCATTCATTTGCTGCTTGCGCCCGTTCTCGTCGTTGTCGTTGTCAGCCATAAGAGTCCAGTCGGAACCGGCCGTCATCGCTCGCCAGGTCATGAGGGAGCGAAGCTTACGGGATAGGTGCCCGTGCTTGGGCTTTTCGGATGGTGTGGCTTTGCGGGGGGTCAATTTCCCGTCGGTTGCAGGTGCGTTCATTTCCCATGCGCGATAGGCGAGCCGGTAGGTGGCCGGCTTCCATGTGGAATCGGTGATAAATGGCAAGGTGTGTTCCCAGACTTGGAATGCGGCGCCGGTTGTCCCGGTCTTACCGCGAGCCGTCGGTGCGGCGGGCTGACCGCTTGGCGGCCTGGAATGCGCGTTGCGCAATGATGCGTATAAGTGGTGATTATGGTTTTGTTATGACGCTATTGACAAATAGTCACGTTTGTGCATTTGGCGGCCGTCCCTTTCTTGTAGATATTGCGCCTCACAATTGGAGTCAGTTCACCGTCTTCCCATTCTTCGATGACAATGAATTTTAAAAATTCCTCGTCGTCGTCGATTATACCAACAACCGTAACCGGCTCGCCGCCATCGTCTTCCGCTTCGAACTGGTCGATTCTGATCATGCGCGGCTTGGCCTTCACCTCTTCCATAGCGTCGATGAATCCGCACTTTACTGCCTCGTAAATCTCTGCGTATTCCATCACGCGGCCTTCCTGTAAGAGATGGCAAATCGCTGGTCGACCGTGCAGCTAACGCGGCGCCCCTCAAGTTGCCCCGTGTCAGTCAAGCTATCAATGCCAAAGCAATCGGCCAGCGTTCGCAGAAAGGCCTGTCCCCGAGCTTGGATCTTAGGATCCGAGTGCTGGCCATAGAGGACGTGCTCTATGTCGTGCATGGAGTCAGGTCCGTCAGACAACTTCAGCAGCAGAGTAACTTTTTCGCCATTGATGTCAGCTTGCACATGGCCGCCAACAATCGTCACATCAAATGTGCCGATCGGTGAGAACGGGCCAACGTCCAAAACAGGTGTGCCGCGCTCGTTGTCATTATCCGCGATCGGCTCGGCCTTGGGCGCCCTGGCTGGCTTAGGCTTGCGCTCTTTCTGAGAGAAAGCGGTCGGCGGGCGGCAGTCATACTCTTCGCGCTCTATCCACTTCGCGAGGCTGAACCTTGGTGCGTCTGCCTTGCCTTGTGCGGCCCATGCCGAATGCCATGCGTGAGCCGCCTCTAGCATCTTGCCGTGCAGGTCATTGTCGGGAGCAGCTTTCTCATAAGCCTTCCGTGCGTCAGCTTTTCGTTGAGGATGGCCATACGCTTTCCAAAGTTCTTCAAATCCTCCCGCACCATCCGCGCCGGTGGCCGTGAGGCCATCCGAAAGCGGCGCCGTAGGCGGGGCGGGTTCTTCTCTATCTATCTGTGACCCGGCCCTTGTGGGCCGGTCTTGTAGATAGGAGGGGGTGTCATCCGTGATACCAAATTGACCAGTTGAGGTGTCACTGGCGATACCAATGGCATTCGTTTCGGTGTCATCGGTGACACCCTTTGTTTCGGTGTCATCCTTGACACCCTTTTCCGGAATAAGCGCAAAATTTGGTTTGTAGACGGTGGCGCTCCCCCGGCGGCCAGCCTGCACCACGGTGATGAAGCCGAGTTGCTCAAGGTTGCGCTTCGCCCTAATGACGGTGGCCTTACTGGTCCCTGTCATGTCGCCTAGTGCCTCATGTGTGACCCAGCCATTTCCATACTTGCCCCAGTACCGTTGGATGATTTCAGCCAAGACGGCCAAATCCGCCTTCGTGGTATCGGGATGGAACGACGCCAAGCGCAACAGATGGAATTGAACCCAGGCGTCCACGTCATAAGCATAGCCTCGCTGTTTACCGCTCATTCGCAGACTCCAGCGCTTCGACGGCAAGGGCAGTCAATCGTCCTGCCATCGGCTCGCTGAATGTTGCTGTTCGGCGCTGTCCGGCCTGCGGCGCGTATAAGCGATGCTGACCGTCTGGCTGGCGCACCAGGCGCAAACCGTAGAGGCGGACGTGCTCGTTTAGTTCGACGTCGACGAACGCAACTGCGTCGCGGTCCTTGCTGCTCTTCAAAGGATGGCAATACAAAATTCGCATAGTTCCTCCGTTTGGCGCACGATGGCGCGGCCCGCTGGATTGTTCCGGCAGACAGGTTGACTTTATCGGGATGGCATGATCCTTGCCGATCGCACTACGGCAACGATTGGCAATGAATGGACGCTTTTAGGCGTATTTTGGCGCCACAAACGATTGCGGGAAACGCCGGATTTCCGGGCTTTTCGGTCGCGTTCATGTTGTTCGGGACGTGGGGGTCGAGTGTTCGAATCACTCCACTCCGACCAGCTAGAAAACCCC